GCTTTTCCTGGTGGTTAAATACATATTGCGACTTTGATACGCAGTATGTAGGGCATAACGCCTGGAACTTTGATTATTCTCGTTTACGCCTGGCATATCTCAAGGCAGGGTTGACAATCCCATACGCCTTGAGTAAAGACAACAGGGAGAATCAATTTGACACGATGCGGATGTTTAGCTGGTTTTCAGGCGAGCAATATACATATACGAGCTTAGAGCTTATGTGTGCAGCCCTGGAAATCCCATTTACGAAAACCATGCACGGCTCAGAAGTCCCTGACGCCGTCGCAAATAAAGAATATTTGAGGGTGACACTCTATAATATGGCCGATACCTGGGCATGCTATAAGGCATTCCTCAAAATGTTATGACAAGGAAGGGGAGAGTCTTCTTCTGCGATACTCCCTTGACATTCCAGGCAAAGCGTTTTACTTTATTTTTTTACACCAAAGGAGGTGATAGCATGTTAACGAAAACCATTTGGATTGATAATGAATTAAATGACCGGATCAAGGCGGCTGTAGCAAACGAGAAAGTCAAAAACGCCTTGGCGCGAAAGGCAGGATATAAAAACGCAGGTGAAGGCGAGCTTATTCGTCGCGCCTTGCGAACCGGGCTTTTAATTGAACTGCGAAAATTAACCAGACAAGTCGTTGAACCTGTCCAGGAGTAAACATCATGATAATGAAATTTAGGAAAGCTCCTGGACATTTCATTGTTGTTGACCGGACGATGATTGACGATGATACTGAAATAAGCTATAAGGCAAAGGGCATTTTGACTTATCTTATGGGTAGGCCGGAAACCTGGAAGCCAAATCTTGAGGAAATCGCCAGTCACGCAAGCGATAAAATTGGGTCAATTAAATCCGGTATCCAGGAACTAAAACAAGCCGGATATGTTAAGATCACAAGAATCAGAGATAATGAGTCAAAGAAATGGGTAGGGTGGGAATGGTATGTAACAGATGTCAAGTCTCAAGAAGCCCTGCCCATAATCGAAAAACCGAAAGCTAAAAATCAACTTACGGAGTCAAAACCGAAAGTCGAAAATAAGCTTTCGGAAACAAGTCCACAAAATCAGGCAAAGTTAGGGAAAACCGAAAGTCAAAAAACCGACTTACGGAAAAACGACTTTGTTAAAGAAATAGATAATAGTAAAAAGGAACTAGAAGCTAAAAGGAGAGAGAGAGAAGAGGAAGAAAAAACTACTCGCGCGAATTCTCCCCAGGTTGAAATTTATCGTGAAGTATTCGGAGAATCGAATTTAAAACGCCTTACGATTCTCCAACAACAACAGCTAACAATGCTTGATGACCTGGACTTGTTACGCAAAACTTGTGAATGGTGGGCAGGTAACGGGTATCAAGCGAAATCAGTTGGTAGCATTTGTGAACGCTACCATGAACAAGAGGAACGAATAAAGGAGAAGAGCAAGCCGAGACAATGCCAACAAGAGAGCGTCTTTGACCGGAATTTACGCTTTCTTGGCATTGACCCGGCCAGCTTACAAAGCATCCAATGACCGAAATGGAAGAATTTACTGAAAAGTATTGTGCAGGGAAAGAATTTGATTCTTGCGTCCCATGCACTTATTATTCAGTTTTTCGTGGCTGTTGGCATCCTAAACATCCACAGAACAAACAAGAATCACAAGAAGAAGAGGAGAAAAAAAATGACGGAGAAAGAAGTCAGTGACCTGTTATTATTTATGGTGTCTCTTTTTGGAGAGCGTCTTAAATTGAATCAATTCTCAAAACAAGCCTGGTTCTTAGCTATCGGTCACATTGAAAGTGCAGAGATAGCGCGGGCGGCTGTCGTCCGGTGCGCTCAGGTTTCACCATACCCGCCAACCCCTGCCGAGATTTTGAAACAGATTAGCGAAATAGCAGAACCGTCAAGTCAAATAGACGGCGCTGAGGCATGGGGTTTAGCGATTAAAGCTTGTCGTCTTTTTGGGGCGCGGCGTGAAAAAGAGGGATTGTTATCTCTCCCCGGTCACGTCAGGGAGGTGGTTAAACATTTCGGCTGGAATGAACTTTGCCTAACCGAAAACCTTGACGTAGCACGTGGGGAATTTTTGAAAATGTATGCCTCATTTACGATACGCAGGCAACAACAAAAGGCTTTACCTCCTGTGAGCGAGAAGTTGACAGCCCTCGCAAATAAGACGGTCAAAGCCCTAAAAGGATAAATTTATGATAAAATGAGTAAAACCAAAAAAGCAGTTAAAGCGAGAATTGCTGAGCAAGAGCAAATTAAGGTTCATGATTGGCAAGAGGAGCGACTTGCCATTATGATCATTGACGGTGGTGTCTCTGAATTTCAAGCCCGGCAATATTGCATGGCTGTGCTTGAAAAGCGGAGAACCCGTCAAAAGGAGTTATTCACATGAATGCAGAAACAAAACAGAGGTACACGCCGAATAAATGTATTAAATGCGGTTATGAGGGATCAACATATTGCTATACAGACGAACAGCGAGGTCTTAAAGATGTCGCTCTATGTTCGGGCTGTATGGCAGACCATCTCGAACGATATTATCCACAATCAACCCGGCTTATCGCCCACGCAAGAAGTCAGGATGAGCGAACGCCAGAGCAAAAGGAAAAAAGTCATGAAATACAAAAGCTTAATCGCAAAGGGAGACGCGATAGCGCAGCGATTCCCGGAGAAACGAGCAGCTTGGATGCGATTTAAAGAGTCAGATGCCGTCCATGAGACTCACATTCTGGCCGCAATGGTCGAACATTTAAGCGAGTATCAGCGACAAATGACAATCCAACCAACCCCGGAGAGCGTGCAGATTTTCTCCGATCTCCATCGAAATTAACAGGAGATCAAACTATGAAAATTGAAAAAGTTAAAAGATGTAAAAGAGGGTTTGGAAGTATGACAGCGGCATTATTTCGATCTGAGTCTGCTCCAATAAATTGTCATGGGTGGGATTATATAGAAGTGATTTATCCCACTGATAGTGAATATCAGAGCGATGCAAAGGCGCTGTCTGATAAGGATGCCAAAAGCTTAATAGGGCAAGAGGGGATCCCAGCAAAATTCAAAGCTTTGCGTGGGAAATGGCATAAACCACGAATTGATGAGAATGGAAACATAACAGAACTTATGAACATAACAGAACTTATGTGCTAACAATGCGATTGGAGGCGACTCAAGACGACGGGGCGACATCGAGGCAAGTATTTAGCTCAGTGGCCGCCGTCTTTCGCGCCTCAATCGCGGCGTTAGCGTTAATCAGAAATTATGCTTACTTTCGAATGGTGGGAAAACCGAAGAAAAGAAGCTAAACAAGAGCTTTTAGATGCGGGTATGGAAACTGTCAGGCTTTTGGGAGAATTATACAGTCGGGGGGAGTTTACCCCAGAAAATGCGAAAATGGTTTATGAACGGGAACGACTTCAGACACAATTTTTGCGAGAAGAAATTACAAAATGTGAAGAGTATTTAATTGCTAACAAGGGTTTGAAACGGACTGAAACCCGTCAAGTGTTTCGGAACTCCGAACATTTTCAGGGGGTTCCAGCCGTTTAAACCTGGTGTTATTTCGAAATTGAAAGGAGAAAACTACTATGCAAGAGAACACAGTCAGAAAAGAAGAAAGCAACGTTGTTGAAATGCCAATACAAAGCAGCGACGATTACAAAATCGTAGAAAAGGCAATAAATAAGATTACAGAAATGTTGCCTGTACTTACCATAAATTTCGTCAAGACCGGGGCGAAATCTGCCATGTCATTGAAGATTGTACTGCAATATAACAAGGACGGAGAGGCAGAGGTAACCGTTGACGGTACTATGACCTTCGCTACAGAGCAAGAGCATATGACAGGCGAAATTCTCAATCGTCAACTCAGGCTCTGGTAAAGAAAAAAACTTATGCCTACAAAAAAAGGAGGTAAATATGTCTCAAAATAATATGGAATTGTTACGATGGGCAGATGGAAAAGTTCACCTTTCCTATTGGGATACCAAAAATGGCGAAGATATTATCTTCACCTTATATGAAGACGGGAAAGCCATCCCTATAGAAGGGAAGCAAAGTGTGAATTTAGTAAAAGAGCTTATTAATCTTTGCAATACATTGCAAAGGAATAGTTTATGAAAAAAAACATAAGCGAAAAGGATGTCAGGAAAGCGGTCAGAGATTTGCTTAAAAAGTTCGGGTTTCTGGTGATACCCTATATTCCCGGCTTTTATGGCGATAAAGGAGTCGCTGACTTGCTTTGTTGTGGTACGGTTGACGGCATTCCTGGCCGATTTGTGGCGATAGAACTTAAAGCCACGACCGGGAAGCCGTCGAAAGAGCAACTTGAATTCATAGAGCAGGTACAGGCGCGAGGCGGAATTGCTTTTATAGCCCGGTCAACCGAAGACGTGATTCGCCATCTCAACTTGCCTGTCTTGTTATAGCATACTGCCGCGCAAAGTGAGGCAGAACAAGGGGTTGCAACGGACGCTTAAAGATTCGCGCCGTTGCAACCTGGTGGTATAGTCTTAATTTAAATGTCATGAACTTTCGTCTTACACAAAATATTTCATTGACTATTGCTTATTTAATAGTCATTATTATCGTTCTTTCCTCTTGTTTTCTCAATCCATTTGAGAAATTTCAACCGTCATATCCCTTCAATTTTTCTCCTCGAAATATCTCGCCAGAAATCACACCAATTTTGTCAGATGAAAATCACCTCTTTTCCCTCGCATGAAAATGTAAAAAATAACGCCGCATTTTGTCCACACGCCATTTTTTTCTCCTAACCCTATACTCTCTACTCAAAACTTGACAAAAACGAACCTGGGCGTTATTTTGAAAGTATGGATGAAAAAGAATTACTACAAGCTATGAAAGAAGCCGGGATAAATAAAACACAAGCTCAAGAAATTGGGGAAAACCTTTATTTTGAACATTATAAATGCACAATGTAGGTTTTAATATATGACATAACTGGTCAAGAATGGACATTTTAATATATGGCAAAACTCGATAATGAAGAAGTCAGAACGGCAGTCAAGCATTATGTCAGGGCAGCAGGCGTTTTAACCGACGCTTGGATTATCGCCGGATATAAAACCCGATCCGGGTTCACCTCATACTTGGAGAAACACCCGGATTTTCACGCGGAACTGAATGACATTAAATACTTTACCGACCCCTCGGTCAATGTCGCCCTCATTAAAAAGGCGCATCAGGCGGTTGAAATGAACCTGGAACACGGCACGACAAAGAAGATTTCAGACCGCGATCCTGAGACCGGCAAGATGGTCCTGAATCGTGTCATTCAGACCGGGGCGTCAAAGTGGGCAATTGAAATGATTCTCAAAGGCCCTACAGTCACCGAAACCGCGCTTAAAATGGTACTAGCTACAGAGGTTCATGCCCTGAGCAGAGACCAGGTTTTGATTGATGAGATACTTGAAATTGTCCAGGATGAAGAAACCGTCAACAGAATTAAAGGGTGTTTTTATAGCTTCCTGGACAGATTTAAACGCCAACAGCTTATCGAACTCATTCAAAAAGGATGTCCAGTTAAGGAAGAGATTGAATGATTTACGGCAAGCTGAACCAGCAGAAATACCTTTCCCTCCTCACAGAGCACGTCAACGCCTCAAAAACTATCGAATACCCTGCGTATGAACCTTGTTCATGGCAAGCTGAAGAGTTTCACAAGTCCCCGGCGCACATTAAAGCCTTGTT